TATTGAATTTGCAAAATATGTATTGGTAGTCCTTGTTAAAATTAGAGCTCTCATTCAATGGATTTTAAGTTTACCTGCAAAATTACTTAGTTTATTACGAGAATGTTTGACAAAATTATTAACAGCTTTAGTTGGTGTTTTTGTTGATGATTTTAGTTCAACCGCAGAAAAAATATCAAGTTATACAGTTGGCATACAAAAATTTGCTGATGGTTCTAGTATACAAATATTTGATGATGGTTCACAATTGATTACTGATGCGGTTGGAAATCTCACTTCTCTTGGTCCATCATCTGATATTGCAAGTGGTGATATTGGTAAAGGATTTTCTGAATTGTCGGATGCAGTTCAGAATACAGCAAATGCAGCTTCCGATGCATTAAAAGCGACAGGGGCATCTATCGCACTAGGTGCAGGTATTGCTACATCAGCAACAATTGGATTATTACTTCCAGTAAGTGAAGCTCAAGTTTTAGAAGCAAATGCGGTAATTAAAAATTACACAGGAAGTGTTCCTGCTGGATATCCAGCTCCAGCTAATTTAACACAAAATAATCAAAATCCAGTTTAAGGTTATATTATGTCGCAACAAGAAGAATACACAAAAGCATTTGAAACTATAACTGCTGCTTTAGCCTCAAATCCGTCAATAAACTTATTTACAGAGCCGCCATCACCAGCATCAGTTGATAATCCACCATTGTATCCACATAATGATACATGGGATAGCGAATGTGGACATTCAATGCAATTAGACGACACTCCAGGCAGAGAAAGAGTTCGCATACAACACGGCAAATCTAGAAATTTTATTGAGATGCATCCTAATGGAACTCAAGTTGTAAAAGTTTTTGGTGAAGGATTTGATATTACAATCGGCAAGAAAAACATCTATGTTAGTGGTGCTTGCAATATTGTAGTTAAAGGTGATTGCAACATGCAAATTGATGGTGATTTTAATCAAACAGTTGGTGGTGATTACAATCTTGCGGTAAAAGGTAAAATGGATTTACGAAGCATTAAAGACATATCTATTTCAGGTGATAGTGATGTGGGTATTAGTGCAAATGAAAAATTTGGTGGTGCATTAAGATTGTCAGCGTCACAAAGTTTGAATTTAGGTTCAGATTTGTATGTCAATGGTTCTATCACTTGCGATTCATTAACTGCTGAATCTAGGGTCAATGCAGGCCTTGGTGTATATGCTGGACCATATGGTTTTACATCATCGTTTGGTGGACTTTCACTTGGTCTGCCAACTCCTGCTACACCAGTTGCGGTCCCTGGTTGTATTACAACAGTTGGTACAATTACTTCATTAGTCGCTGTTAATGCACCAATTGGTAATTTTATTGTTGGAAACATTGGATTTGCTGCGATTGGCATATCATCTTCTGTATTGATGTTTGATATTGTCAATACTGCAATTTATAACACACATTTTCATCCAACATCTGGACCTAACTCTTTACCATGGATTTAAATTATGACTGAACTATATCAAATATTACAATACAACTTTGACGATCCAAACGGTTCGGTTAAAGATTTTTCTACAGATGCTATAGCACACTTAGATAGTATTCCATCAATGATTGAAGATTGGCAATCACAAGATATTGCTAATAATAGTGTTAATGGATATTTAAAAAATCCAGTTAGTAATGTAACTGCTAATATTTCAAGTTCATCAAATAATATTATCAATGTTCTGGATACAGGCACAAGTTCAAATGCTGTTGGCGTTTTTTATGTTACTACTGATGTTCTAGGAACAACACCAGCGATATCAAATGTGTTCCAAGATATTATAACTGTGTCAGGCAGTTTAATCACACAAAATTCCAACGCAAATACTAGTTTTAAATCACATACCGATAGGGTTTCTGGACTAACAAACTATACTGATTATTTAGGGGACCCAGCAGCTTTATTAAAACCATTTTACATTACGGCAATGGGTTATGGAAAAGTTGCCGTTTACATATTATATCAAACTGATGGTATATCAAATTCGTCTGTTGTTTTAGGCAGTTTTACAAGTTTATTAATTAAACCACAACTTGAAGCTTCATATAATTTAATTACAACTTACGCAAACACAATAAATTCAAGCATTACTGTTACAAGTAGTGGAACCGGTCTTTCGAATAGTCCATTTACAACAACAAGAACTTCTAACTTGTCTTTATTAGTAGTAACCGCAATGTATAATGAATTGGCAAATACAAATACCTTGATGAATACCAGACGAGCGCATGATGAAACTTACTATACAAATTTAAAAGCACTTGTAACCGACTACAATACAGTTAGGCAGTTTAGCCAAATGGGTGAAACACAACTCGATTTAGTTAATAATCATATTGGAACAGATAAGCTTTTATCTAGGATTAACTGATAAATAAGAGATGGCAACCACAACCACACAGATAGTTAGACAGTATAGTGATTTAGATTTAAATTTTACTATTCATCCAGTCAAAAAAGACATAAACCGTAATATCGGAGAAATGGCTGTTATCAATTCTGTTAAGAATTTGATTCTGACTAATCACTATGAAAGACCGTTTCAACCAGATATTGGTAGTAATGTTCGCCGTCTATTGTTTGAAAATTTAGACAATATTACAGCAACCTTAATTGAGAGTGAAATTAGACAAACAATATTGAACTATGAACCTAGAGTCAATATATCTAAGCTTAATGTTGTTGCTGATTATGATAATAATGGTTTTAAAGTTCTTATGCAATTTTTTATTGCCAACAGAACAACACCAATAACAATTAATTTCTTCTTGGAACGGATTAGATAAAAAATGGCTAATGCTCGTTTAAATATTACCGATCTTGATTTTGATCAAATCAAATCAAATTTAAAAACATATCTACAACAACAATCACAATTTCAAGACTATGATTTTGAGGGCGCTGGCTTATCTGTTCTCTTGGACATTTTGGCATATAACACCCACTATAATTCGTACTACTTGAATATGGTTGCTAATGAATCATTTTTAGATACCGCGTTACTAAGAGATTCGGTTGTATCACATGCAAAAACTTTAGGTTATGTTCCTCACTCATCGTCATCTCCAAAATCAGTAGTTAATGTAACTGTTGATACTGCGAACACAACTCCAGGAACTTTGACCATTACCAGAGGCACTAGTTTTAGCTCTGACCTGGTTGATGGTGTATCATACAATTTTGTTGTATTAACTGATGTTTCTGTAACAAAATCTGACACAAAATTTTATTTTGAAAATTTGGATATTTACGAAGGTGCTTTGGTAAATTACGATTATAACTATTCACAATTATCAAATCCAAAATCTGTTTTTATTTTGCCTGATAGAAGCGTTGATACTTCAACCATTACTGTATCAGTTAGACCAAATCCTGGAAATACTTCATCGGCAGTATACACCAAATCAACCGACATATTAGATATAACTTCAACTTCAGATGTGTATTTTTTACAAGAAGGTAAAAATACCAACTATCAAATTTATTTTGGTGATGGCGTTTTAGGAAAAGCGCTTGATGATGGTTCTGTAATTTCAGTATCTTATTTGGTAACAAGAGGTGATGCTGCAAACAAATCAAATGCATTTATACCAAATTCGATGATTGGTGGAATGTCAAACATAGTAATTGATGTTGTTAATGTTGCATCGGGTGGTTCAACAAGAGAAACGGTAGACTCAATTAAATTTGGGGCTTCTTCTCAATTCTTAACACAAAACAGACTAGTTACATTTAAAGATTATGAATCATATCTAAAAAAGAATTATCCTAGCGTTGATTCTCTGTCAGTATGGGGTGGTGAGGATCAATCACCACCAGCATATGGTAAAGTTTTTATTTCATTAAAACCAAAAGAAAATTATTTTATTACTGAAACAGAGAAACTAAGAATCGTTAATGAGATTATTAAACCAAAATCAATTGTTGCCGTAACTGCTGAAATTATTGATCCAGAATATTTGTATATCTTGATTGAAAATTATGTTCAGTATGACAAAACAAAAACAACTTTATCACCAATTGCAATTAAAAATGCTATTAGAAGTTCTTTATTAAATTACAGAGATACATTTTTAAATAAATTTGATGCAACATTTGTTTTATCAAAGATGCAAGATTATATTGATTCAGTGGATTTAAATTCAATAGCTGGCTCTGAAACAATTTTGAGAATACAAAAAAGATTTGAACCAACTCTTGGTGTTGGTTCAACATATAGAATAGAATATAATACACCATTGCACCGTGGTACAACAACAAACAAATTAACATCTTCACTATTTGATGTTAATGATATTGACGGTGTTTTAAGAAGTGTAATTCTTGAGGAAACTCCAGAATCATTTACAGGTCTTTCTGAAATTTTGGTGACAAATGCAGGCAGTGGCTATACAACAGCGCCTACTGTCACTATCACTGGTGATGGTGTTGGTGCAACTGCTTCTGCCGTGGTTGTCAATGGAAGAATCCAATCTATTGCAATTACTAATAGAGGCATTAATTATAGCCGTGCTATCATTACAGTTTCTGGTGGCAATGGTTATGGTTGTATTGCAACAGCTGTGTTAGATGGAAGATATGGTACGCTAAGAATC